GCACAAACAACAAAGTACTGACCCATCATCTAATGGAATCCAAGTTCGCTCGGTAGTAAATCCAGAATGGTCTTCCCAAGGAATATTTTGAGCGTCAAGCAATCTGCGTAGATCCTTTGTGACTTTAGAAATAGCCATGCTATTGTCTGCCTTTCTTTAATTGTCTGATAATTACTTCTTATCTAGCACTCACTAAGGGATAAATAGAATTTCCAAGTTGAATGAACGTTTTTTGTAGAAATCAACTTGATTGAAAATTGCCGATTGCAACAAATTGCAACAAGCGTTTAAGGCATGGAGCGATTAGAACTCTCTTTGTTCAATGGTCCTTAGAGCGTCTCCAAACGCCTCTGCCGCTCCCCTGTCACGTCCAGGAAGCAAATGAGAATAGATTCTCAATGTCGTTGCTGGGTCAGCATGTCCAAGGCGCTCTGAAAGGGTCTTCAAGTCAACGCCACTTGCCAAACACCAAGACGCGTGAGTATGTCTGAGCGAGTGGAACGTGATGCCTTGTGGCAGCTGGAGAGTGCGTCTCATGCGTGTAAATGACCTCGAGACGCTCGTAGGTCGCATGTAAGAGCCATCAAGACTAATTAGAGGTGTAGAAGACTCTACAAAGGCAATATGAGCTTTCTGAAGCTTCATGTAGTCATTAATGAAGCTAATGTCCGAATCGGTAATGGCTATGTTTCTTGATCTCTTGCCCTTTGTTGATTCTCGCCTATATGGCTTTCTGTAAGATTCCTCAATGACAGTACCGGATACGTGGATATGCTTGTATAGCATGTTTACGTCACTGTACCTAATGGCGCAGACCTCACCACAGCGCATTCCCGTGACTAACGAAAGCCATGCAGCAAATGCGCAAACAACACGTGAGTTAAACTCATTCTCTTGAATGGCTGTAGTAATCCTGGAATTGATAAGAGTACTAATCCCAGCAAAACCCCATTCTTCAATGGAGACGGCTTCATGCACTTCCCTGGACGGCTTAGCCACATTGATAAGCGGGTTATAGTCGCATATTCCAGCGGAAACAAAGTAATTGTATGCACCTCTTAAAAACTGATGCAGGTTAATTACGCTGTTTCGTGACAAACCCTTCTTCAACAGATCCTGTTCAAAAGAAGTTAGTAAAGAGGACGTAACACTCCTTACATCCTCTTTGCCGAGCCTTCCGTTGATATGATTTCTGATAAAGCCTTCATGCTGCCTTGTGGTGTTAGGGCTCGCACCATTCCTTCGCTTAATCGACACATATTCAAGAAGCAAATCAGTTAGCTGAGTGCTTTTGACTTTGCCGTCAGAAGTAATATGTGAAGCCCACATATTGGCTAATTCTTCAGCTTCTTTCTGCGTCTTAGCTGTAGGAAAACTTGCATAAGGCTGAATAATTTTGCCGTTAAGATTTCTTCCAAGATACAGGCGGCAACACCAAATGCCGTTCGAATTTAGCCGTACTTTTATTGAGCGGTTCATTAGTACCTCTTCATATACACGCCTTTGAAGCGTCTCCATTCAAGAATCACGCCAATCGCATTTGCTTTCCGTGCTCCGTCATATCCGAGAGCAATACCCTCGTCCTTTGCAACTGCCTTGATTTCCTTCATCGTCATCTTCTCAAGACGCTCTCTGTCGGCTTGCTCCTTCGCTTTTGCATCAGTGTCCATTACTGCTCCTTTCTGGCAAACCTGCTTGCGATGATGAGCGTAAAAGCAATCAATCCAATGCCAGCAACTGCAATGACTGCGTCGTCTCCAGTTGCTGGCAGAGCTGCCTTCTTTGCCTTCTTAACTTTCTTTGCTGGCTTAGCTGGCTCTGGTTGTGGATGTGGTTCTGGGTCAGACTCTCCTGGAGTAGGCTGTGGCTGTGGTCCTGGATTAGGCTCTGGCGTTGGCTCTGGAGTAGGCGGTGTCTCCGGCTCAGTTGACTGAGGTCGATTGTCACCATTGCCGTTGCCACCAGAATCCGCTGCGACATAAGTCCAGACGCTCGATGCTTGCTTCTCAGCTGAGTAGAGCGTGATGGAGTTCTTAATGCGTGGATTCTTGGTTGTGCGGTAGATGAGGAAGTACTGCTCGCCATTTGCCATTGCGTTGTGGAGGTTGAGTGTGAAGGTAGATCCATTGATGGTTGGCTCATCAATCTGGACTGGGTTCCAGCCATAGGAATCGTCGATGGCGCCATACTCGTCCATACGCACTCGGTAGAGCTTGAAAGAACCGGGTACATAAGAGCCAGCTTCGATTGAGTCTTCCAGGATGACATTGGTGAGGTTCATCTGGTTGACGTTTAAGCGAACTTTCCACTCGATTGTGTCAGCGTCTGTGTCAGCCACGCCCCACTTGGCAATGACTTCGCCTGTAAGCACGTTAGGACGCTCAGTGTGAACAGTGAAGCTTGCGACTTGACCAGTTGAGGTCTGAACGATTCTCAACTCTTCATGATCTAGTCCGTTATCTTCACCAATCCAAGTTGCCAGCCAGATAGAACCCTTGATGTTGTCTTTGCCTTCAACGTAATTCGTAAAGGTGACGTGACATGTCTGAGTGAGCGGGTTCACCTCAGCAACTGCGCAGACTTCACCGTCTGGCGTGTATAAATTGAAGCTTGAAGCTGCGCTATCTGGGAAGCGTAGGAAAGTTGGAAGCTCAATATCGAATGAATCGCCGTTATGTAATTCCTGTCCCGTTGCGTCCCAGTTAATATTCATGTAGAACTGCGAATGCAAGCCAACTGAGTTGACTGGTTGCTTCTCTAAGTTGGTTACTTGGAAGCTTGTAAGCTGTACTGGTACTGTCTGAGCCTGTGCAATGCCTGGAATAACTACCAGCACCGCAAAGACAGCAACAGCCAGCCATTGAAGAATCTTCTTCATGGTTAAGCCTTTCTATTTGATTGTAAAAAAAGGAATTATTTATTTGAATCTAGTACACAATCATGTGTACACCAAGCTGCGACAATTACTGAACCTAATATCAATCCTGGAAATGCAGAGTTGTTTTTTACCTGCTCAAAAACAAATGAATACACAAGGAGCACGGAAGAAGCAACAAAGATAAAAGCGCAACAAGAAGCTATAAACACTGTCATTGCTTCAATGAATTTTTTAAGCATTAAACCTCCCTATAAAAAATGATGACTTTAATCGCTAAATGCAAATGCAATACCAGCAATAATGCAGAAAACTAGAACAACAATATCTGCAGCACCCATACGAACCTCCTTTCGGTTAGTAAAGCTGCTTATAAGAGTCTTCCAAGAGTCTCTTTAAGTGAATTAAAAAGGCCATTAATAATCTTGTTCTCACCGAAATCAACAATGTGCATTCCACATGCAAGCGCAACATCACGCTCTAGCCTCGCTCCACGGGATACATTCCAACCGGGCAGCATTACTACTGTGTCGTAATTAGTAATTTCTGAAAGGCATCGATGCATTGCCTGTTCCCAGCTAGAACTTGCAGAAATTTGCGCTGCGGGGTTATAGATCTGCTCAGCATCGCCAAGCGCAGTGAGCTCTTCAGCAAACATAAACAAACCTTTATAGTTCTTTGTGTTAGTAATCGGTCCTGATAAGTACACTCGCTTGCCATTAATGTCACTACCGAGAGTCTCACCATTACTCAAATATGCCAGTAAGGCGTAACGCTCGATGAGGTCAACAGCTTTCTCAACAGGATCCATTACTGTCCTCCCTCCTCTCACCCCATGAACAAAAGCCGTCTGGGTTAAGCTTTTTGCCGACACAACCGCCGAAAAAGTGATGTTCAGTTGCCCAAAACCTGCAATCTCGACATCTGACTATCTTTTCTTTGACATCGTCGCATTTGAAGATTATGTCTGCCGGTAATAGCTGCACTATGTACTCATAAGCAGTCAGCATTTCGTCACTCATATAAACCTCCTCTACGTCTCTAGTACAAGTGTTTGATTATCGATATAGTCATCTAAAATCTGCATCATATGGCATCGACCTCTACAAGCGCACAATCTAGCGAGCAGCTAGGCACTACGGGGCTGCATATACCAACCTCATGAGGTAGTTCATCTAAAAAAATACCTTTTATGCAGCTATGTCCAACCTCACGCTCTCGCTTGGCTCGCGACTTAAAAACGTCCGGGAAATCTTTTCTAATCTTGTCCCAGTAGCCCATACCGCCCTTGACGCACCCTATGCAGTTGTTATTAGGGTATCCAAGGTCGTACATAGCAGGTCTTTTGATACCCCAATCAGCACACAGGGCATGGCAATCGGATTTAGTCAGATTGTGGTCGATAAGAGGGAACTCGTGCTCAAACTCCGGCATAGACTCAACAACTCTATCTGCTCGGCGCCTCTCTGATACATCAAACCCCCAGATATAAGTGTGTCGACCCCAATGTTCCTTTTCCCACTTCTGCCGAACTCGCTTTTTAAGCTTGAGTGTGCACGCTGCGCCATAAGGACCATTGATATATCCTTCCGCGAGTACTGCATCAACGCTTGAATAATCCTCGCTCTGCAGAATTGTGATGTCTCTTTTAAGCAGCTTCTCTGCGTCATGCAAAAAGCGCAGCGTATCTGGATGTTGATCAGCGATATGTATGTAAATCACTTTGTCAGGGACTGCAAGCTTTGTGGCTACCAGAGATGAGCAGCCGCATGAGAACCAGCTAATTCTCATCACACACCACCCTTGCGAAGTTTTAGCCGTGTCCAAGTTTTGCCGCTTTGACGCGGTAAAACGACATGTTGACGTATGTCGTAGTGCCTTCTTATAAGGTTTATCGCGCGCTCTTCGCGGTTAGTCATCGCTATCACCTAGGCTCTCAAGCTGTTCGGCGATGTCAAAGAGTTTAGCCATTGACCAAGAAGTCATTTCTCCTTTATCGAGAACGTGTTTTAGTTGTTTTCTAACCGATGCGATTGTTACTGGTCTTTTGTGAGTGAGTTCGTCAGTTTCAAAGAGAATGCGAGTATCATTGATTAGGTCAACCACAGAGACAATTTTTGCGTTAGCCCTACTAAACGCATATCCATCGACTGTATGTTCGGTGCCATCAGATTCGTATACTGTGTCACCTCTCTTAAATGGTATGCCGTCTTTATCGACTGGCAACTCAAGCATATTTGATGTGTCGCAGAGGTCGACAATACGGGCTAGAAGTTTCTTCATATCTTCCTCGTATGTTGTATTACAAGCTGAGGGGTAACCCAAAAGAACCTCGTACAAAGAGCCGCACACCTCGACACATTCGTTTGCTCTCTCAGCGATTGCCTTACGCTCTTCTTTAGTTAGCATTGTTGCTCCTTTCGACCAGTCGCTTGTAGTGAGAAATCGCTGTGTCAAAGTCTTCGATGCAACTGATAATATGCCTCGTGTTAACGTACGAATCAGCTTCGGTATATGCAGCAATGCGCTCATGCTTGGCTTTCAAAGCCTGCAAGTACATTTCGTCCGCTGATGGCCTAAATGCCAGCTCGTCTACATTAACTGCCTCACAAAGCTCAATGATACGGTCTAAAAGCTCATCATCACTTCTCCAGCAAAGGTAGCCTGTAAGAACATCTGTAATGTTGTCCCAGTCAAGTTCTTTGCCCTTGTATAGTTTGGCCTTCTCTGCAATCTCTTGACGTTCCTGTTTAGTCAACATTGCAAACCTCTTTCTCTTTGTCCTTGAGCCACACGGCCAAAGCTCCAACAAGTCCGTAAGCGGTCAAGGCATATCTAAAAGCCATCAGATATGCCACGTTATGCGGCTCAAAAATGCCCAGGCAGTCAGCCGTGAAGTAGACAAGCAGGGGTAGCAAAGCCACAAGAAATATTCTTTTGTTCATGATTTATTCCTTAGAATGCAAGCCATATAGGCTCAGAAGAATCCGTTTGTTAATGAGCCATCGTTTTCCGGCTTTCTTCGCATACACCTCCCCTCGAGCGCACATCTTGCGCATCGTGGAGACCGGGATGCCTAGAAGTTGAGAAGCCTGTTCAACGGTAATAAGCTCAGTGTTTCGCAAGCTCTCCATAAGAGTTAATCAATAAGCGGAGCTGTACAGTAAGCGTTAACGCACCAGTCAAAGCCTTTCTGCGTCATCCTGGCATAAGGCTCGTTTGATTTACCGTCTCGGCGGGTGCTCATGATCTGCACGAATCTACCTGTCTCGATTCCTCGCTTAGTAGGAGCGTTACTCCCCTGGCAAATCATGCCATCAGCACGGAGAAGTGCAAAGAGACGCTTGCGGTTCATGAGGGGGTCGTACTGTGCGAGATAACGGGCTGCGTCCGTGATTGTCATCGTGCCTTTGACATTGATAACCGTGTCATACACGCTAGCTTTTGGCGCGAGTTCGTCAATTCTGGCACCCTGCTCGATGATGGTTGTATCTTTTTCGTAGAGCTGACGCTCTTGTTCTTTAAGTTGAGCATCCTTGCGCTGAATAGCTTCATTGGCGACTAGGACCGCGCGAGCGAGAAGGTCTTCATTGCTCTCAGAGCCATCTGTGGCAATGTATCCGCCAGAACGTCTAATGGATGGAAGGACTTCATGCGTAACCCAGCGCCGAAACGGCTTTGCTTCTGGCTTACGGCTTCTGAGTACGAGGTTATATAAACCAGCTTCAGACACAATGAGAGGTGATCGTCCAGGCTTTTTATAAACCTCGATAGTATCGAGGTTTGAAACTTCGTCACATTCAAGAACTGACCGGACATCTTTAACGTCAGTCCCTAGAGCTCTACACACATCTTGAGCAATAAACCATGGCTCACCGTCAACGTCTTTCAGAGCTCTTAGCTCTCCAAATTGTTGAGAGCTAAAAACTTGTATACTTGTATCGTCCATTTCAACTCCTTAAAGTTTTGGACACGCTCTCCCACGTTGCCGCGTGAGGAGGGCACTTTTATCTTGTTAATAAATAAGACCTGCAAAACAAAGGGCAAACACTGCAATGCATAAACCAATGACGCTTACCATCTTTGAACAGGCAAAAATGCAATAAACTGAAAACATAAGTGATAGAACAGACACTAAACACGAAAGCATCCGGATTGGATGTTTTCTAATAGATGATTTAAAGTCCTTACAAAAAGCAGTAACTTTTTCTAATGACATTTTGCCCACCTTCCAAATGCTTCATTTGCTTCTTGGGCTGTTTCAAAACTACCAAGAAACCACAGGTTTCCACCGTCTTCTCTAACGTAATAGGCGTTGTCAAAACAGCTCTTTATAAGCGATGCTCTGTCAATGTGAGATATTGTGGTGTGTGGTGCCTTGGCTTTTTCTGGTTCAAGCTTATGCTCGACTTTCGGCTCCCAGTGATATGACCATGCCGAGCCAGTATTTTGAGGTATTGGCATTTTTCTCAGATCTCCATAGAGAATAGAGCTCTTTGTTCTAATAACGAAAGAGCAAAACTTCTGCAGGAATTTACATAGAATCAAAGCGTCTATGCCCGCTTTATACGTCTGAAGTCCCTTGACGTAGCGAATCACAAGACTCTACATGGTTAACGCGATGACCATGCAACGTTTTTGCCGCTACTATTCACGGCTAAGCTTTATTTCTCCAGGTACTCGTAAAACTCAAAGAACAAGAAAGCTTTTGTAAGTTTCCCTGGGACGGTTTGCGTCTATTTGATTTACAAGGTACGTGGTGCATGGAAAGTGGTCAGTTAGTAATAAAAATGTTTGTTTAACTAACCTTTTGAGCTAAAAAAATATCGCTAATATCACAGTTCAAAAAATGGCACGCAGCTTTTGCTTGTGCGAGGCTCATTTCCTCTTGGTTTTCTTCATAACGTGCATATGTTTGACGAGTTACACCCAGTGCTTTAGCGATTGCGTTCTGTTTAACGCCTTTCTTGATGCGATATTCTTTTAGGGTTTTCATTTGACCTCCTCTCTGTCTGTTTGCAAAATATATGTTAAATAGACAAACCTTGTTTGTCAACAAAAAACTACTAAAATATTAAGAAAATCGAACATATTGAAAGGCAGAATGACATGTCTTTAGCACAAAATATCAAGAAGCTACGTCTAAATATGGGCTTAACACAGGGAGAGCTTGCTGAGAAAATCAATGTTACTAGGTCAACTGTTACTCAATGGGAAACAGGTTGGACACAGCCTAGAATGGGTGCTATTGAGAGAATGGCATCTGTATTTAATGTTTCTGTAAGTGACATTGTTAGTGAAGATGTACCAGTTATTTCTGGGGCGATGAAAGCAATCTCTAATGGCGAATCATATTTGCCTCTTGTATCTCTAGGCAGAGTACATGCTGGAGTACTTGCAGATGAAGAAGTGTGTGAGAAGACTGTAAATGTGCCTTCTAACATTGCTAAAAATCACCCTAGTGCAATGGTATTAGAAGTAGAAGGTAATTGTATGAACCGCGTTATCCCAGAAGGCTCTCACGTTCTCTTAGACCCAACAATCGCACCCTCTAATGGATCTATTGTCGTGGTAGAAACCGAAGATTACCAGGCCATTATGAGACGTTGGTATAAAGGCAACAACTCTCTTATGCTCACCGCTGACAGTTATGAAGAGTTTGAAGACCTTATTTTTACTAGCAACGAACAGTCTATTAAGGTACTCGGCACTGTCGTGTGGTTTCAAGCAGCTAAAGAATTGAATTAGTTGTATGCAGACAAAAAACTAAGTCCGACATATTAAAGTTTGGAAGAGTTGTGAAAGGGTAAAGAATATGAAGTTTGGAATACGTAAACCAAGTCTAAAGCGCTCAATATCAGCTCGTACAACAGGAAGACTTAAAAGAAGCATTAAAAAAGTCCTTATCCCTGGATATGGGAAGAAGGGAATGGGAATACTCAAAGACCCTAAGAAAGCTCTCTACAATAAAATTTATAGCAAGCTTACATTTAGTATTTTTGATTTATTCAAGTAAAACTAGTCATTACGAGAGTTAGCGGTAGACCATTTAGGAGAATGTATGGCTTTCTGGTATCTAGTGTTTCTCGTGGTTATATTTCTACTTTTCAAAAAGCATCACAAGAAAATACAAAATTCAACAAATGGTTTTTACCCAACACCTCCTGCTAGCGCACAAAATATCCCATTGCCTGTATCTCCTCAAGCACCAAGAGTTAAAACTAAACCGATTAATGTTCCTTTAAAAAGAACGCGCTGGGCAGATTTTGATGTCTCAAAATATCCTGAATCATATGTAGTAGTGGATCTTGAAACAACGGGGTTAGATGTCCATTACTGCGAAATCATTGAAATTGCCGCTCTTAAAGTGATAGACGGAAAAGTTACTGAGGAATTTAGTTCACTTATTCATCCTCCAAGAGAGATACCGTCTAACGCAACTACAATCAACCACATCACTAATCACATGGTAAAAAACGCACCAACACTCGATAAAGTCATCCCGCAGTTTGATGAGTTTGTTAAAGGATTACCCCTAATCGGTCATAACTCTCTCAGATATGACGCGATCGTTCTCGAGGAGAATTTCTTTAGGCGTAACTTTTTATGCGATTATGTTTGGTATGACACATACCAATTCGCTAGAAAAATCTTAGAGCCACCGTACAAACTGGTGGACATTGCTAAAAGACTTAACGTTAAACAGCATGGCAAAGCACACAGGGCTCTCGCAGACTGTTATATGACTTATGGCATCTACGAAAAGATGAGAGAAATTGCTATAGCGACAACGGAAAACGTAAAATGCATTGAAAAGTACACCGATAAAAACACCGAAAGTACGAAGCTTTCTGGGGCTGTCTTTTGCTTGACGGGTGTTCCATGCTGTATGCCTAAAAGTGATTTTTTAAAAATGCTAATCGCAAATGGAGCAACCTTAAGTGAAAATGTAACGCTTAAAACTAACTATTTAATTGATTGCTCTGGCTGTGAAACGAAAAAGATTAAAACAGCTAGGAAGTACGCTGACCGAACTGGTGTCCAAATTATAAGTGAGCAACAAATACTCGAAATGTTAAAACAAAGCTAAGATGTCTCTTTATTACTAATTGCTTGTTTCTTACAAGCGTACGTTTCCTCTTAATGACGGCGATAGATAAGAATTGTGAAGGGGCTTGAGAAATGGCTGTTTACCAAGACAAGGCAAGAGACTGCATCAAAAAAGGTTTAAGGCGCATGACGACAATTATGATGCCCAAAAATATTATTACCGAACCTACATGATCTTCATGAGCTTATAGAACCTTAAATAAGCTAAATAGTACTTGAAAACCACTAAAGGAATGTTTAGACTGTTGCCAACAGGAGACGCACTAATGGCATCGAGAGAGAAGTTTATAGCTAAGCTTAGAAAAGCAGGATTCCGTTCTGTCGGCGGAACAAAGCACGAAAAATTTAAACATGAAGACGGAAGGTACGCGCTCGTACCAAGGCATAAAAACCTCAATGACTTCACATGTAAGCGAATTTTAAAAGATGCAAAGATAGATGACTAAAGGAACTGAAATGCTATACCTATACGAAGTCGAAATCTTCAAAGACGGTGATTTCTATATTGCTGTTCCATTTGATTTCGAGGGGGCTACTGAAGGATTTTCGAAGCAAGAATGCCTTGAAATGGCTGCTGATTTACTGACTTCGGAAATCCAACATCGGCTTATGCACAGAGATAACTTACCAGAGCCCACGATTGACAATAATCCGCAATACGAGGGTAAAATCTACTCACTGGCTATAGACACGGGTATTGGCGCAATACCACGGATGCTTAAGTCAGAAGCCGCAAGGTCACTTGGGATTTCTCAAGGGCGCGTAACCCAGCTTGTTAAATCAGGCAAGCTCGAAACATTCTCGTATCAAGGAAGAGAATACGTCACAAAAGCAAGTGTTGACGCTCGCAAAGAATACAATGACTTTAATGATGAGCGACCTAACGATGGAAATAATTTGGTACAACCTGAAAACTACCAAATTGCAAACAATTACCAGATTTCTTACAGCAACGTCATAAAGTTTTGCGTAAAGGAAAATCTAAACACGGTTCAAAACTATGAGACAAGGGAGTATATGTAATGGCTCGTAGAGTTGAGGTCTTAACAAAGATAATGACCGAGAATAGAACGAGAAGTATTTCGGCTCGAATATCTAACGACCAGTTCTCCCCTATAACAAACTTTAATATATCGCTCACCCCGGTTGATATTGAGTCACGACACGTCAGCGAAGCGAATTCTTACGCAAAAATTATAGTATTAGGTATTGACATTAGCGTCTTTCAAAAAGAAGACAGCAATCCCATTGCCAGCATAAACATAGAGGTGGACGGAAAAGCAACGTGTACAATAGCCACACAAGAAGAACAAAAAGTTTACGATGACTTGCTTAAGTCGGTCATCACTAGCTCATACGAATACGGTAAAAACAAAATATCTGCGTTGCTTTATGATATGAATATATACGAGATACCGTTGCCGACAATTAACCAAAGAAAGCTGATAAATCTCTACAAAGAGGTAGAGAGTGTAAAAGAGGAGCAATAAGCTCCTCTTTCTATATCGCTCGCCTAAGCTGTAGTACTTCTGCACCATCTTTATGAGCATCATTGAGAGCTTCTCCGATAATTTTTCCTGCCTTCTGAATCTGCTCTAGATCTGTATCTGCATAGCGCATTGTCATATTAATATCGCTATGGCCAAGAATGTCTTGTGCACTCTTAATGTCCATGGTTCTAACCGCAATCGTGGCATACGTGTGGCGCAGATCATGAAAGACTGGTCTTCTCCCCTGCGTTCCGAGAAGACCCCACTCTTCAGAGTGGTTCTTCCACCATGCTGTTACTCGCTCTGGTCTGAGATACTCGCCAGAGAAATCACCAAGAACATACATTTCTTCCGAGAAAGCAATCCCCATCAGCATACAGTCCTCAATGTATTTAGAACGCCATTGCCTAAGAATGTCTACAAGCGGAGCTGGAATAGGCACCGTTCTATCTTTACCATTCTTTAAACCCTTGATATATGTTTTGCCGCCATCGTATGAGATGGCTCGGCAGAGATGTGCTGTAACATCTTCAGCTTTAAGCTTCACATCCCTCCATTGGAGTCCACAACACTCCTCACGTCTCATGCCTGTAAAGTACGCCAAATACGTTGCAATAACCATCGGAGAAAGCTCTAGAGCGGCAAGCATAACTTGAAGCTTCCTACGGGAAGGCTCATCCAGAGGGTTTGGCGGCGCAAGCTGACCCCTAGGAGCTTTGATTGACGCACATGGGTCATATTGCAGATCTCTAATAGCCACAGCATGGCGTGTACATTGCCGTAATCCATTGAAAGCTTTTTTAATAGTGTTTGCTGAGTAGTTGGAGTCATAAAGCCAGGACACATACATCTCAACGTCTGTGATAGTAATGTCCTGCAAGCGTTTCTCACCAAAGAAGAGATCTATGTAGCGAATACTATTCTTGTAAGACGTATAAGTACGCCGTTCTATTTGTTGCGTGGCCACAAGGCTCTTAAAGTAATTGAGACAGTATGTGTACGCTGAGCAATCAAGTCTTGTTGCTTGGCTCTGTTCAATAATCTCAACAAAGCCTGCATCTTTAACCCATTTCTCAGCCTCAAGCATGGCAGCCTTTTTACCTCGACCAGTTTTATCCGATGGAGCACTCAAAGAGTGGTGCTTCTCATGGATGAGTCCATCTGCTCCACGGTACCTCACCCTTGCTTGCCAAACCTTGCCACGCAATCTGACCGAGATATTCATGCCATTTCTCCTTAACGTGCAACAAGTTGGTTGGAGGCGCTGCCTCCAAACTGCCTCCAAACTGTATGGATTGTTTTACTATACACACCGGACAAAATCTTGTTTTTGCAGGTTGTAACAGCATTTATCGAGCGTAACGAAACATAATGAGCGATAGAAAACATAACTTCTAAACCGCAGGTCGCGCGTTCGAATCGCGCAGGAGGCACCAAAAACTCCAGGTAGATGGCTTGCCGTCTACCTTTTTTGTTAAAATTTTTATCGGCTGCCTCCATTTTGCCTCCAAACTGTATGGCTACTGTAAAAGTAGAATACCTGTTCGAATAAAAGTTTTAACTATTTAG